CAGGCGGTACTTACGGAAATGCAGGCAGCACAGGAAGCACAGGGGCAAATGGAAATAACTCAAATGGCTCTGGTGGCTCGTCTGGTGGTGCGGCTGGTAATTACATTCGTGGCATAAGTTTAGTCACACTTACACAATCGGGAACGGTCCAAGGGGGTACAGCATGACGCAGTACACAGTAACAGAGATTAAAAACAATGTAGCTAAAATTCAGTTTTCTGATGATACATGGGCATTTGTAGAACTTACCGCAGATATGACAGAAGCTGATTTAGATGATTTAGTGTTTTATACAATGCCGCCCCATCTTAAAACAGGTAGTGGCACTCCATCATTTTTGTCTGCTGGGCAAACAAGAACAGCAGCAGCAAAGCCTGTAGAAGAGGGTGGTGAATAATGACTAGAGCAAGAGATTTTGCAGATGTAATTAGTGGGCAATTTGATTTACCTGCTTCTTCATTAGATAATGCTAATAATGCTTCTGCATTAACTACAGGTACATTGCCTATAGCTCGCATTGCTGATGGCACTATAACAGGTGCTAAATTAGCCGCAGGTGCAGGAGGAATTGATTGGTCTTCATCTGTACAAACAAGTGATTTTAATGCAGTAGCTGAAAAAGGTTATTTTGTTGATACATCAGGTGGTGCAGTAACTGTTACACTACCATCATCTCCCTCTCAAGGAGATAAGGTTGTTATTACTGATTACAAAGGCTCAGCAACAGCTACGAATAAAATAGTTCTTGGTAGAAACGGAAGTAATATTAGAGGCTCTGCTACAGACTATAACATTATTTCAGCCAATGTGTCTGTTCAGGTAGTATATTCCAATGCCACAGAAGGCTGGGTTGTAACCTCATCAAGTAGTGATAATGCTGGTGGTGGTTTTGCTAGATATATTTCTGTTGGAATGGTGCTTATTGCTGGCGGTGCTGGCGGTGCTGGTCGTTATTACGGCGGCGGTGGTGGTGCTGGCGGTATGCTCGAAAACTCTTCTTTGCAACTCTTGTCAGGATCAACGTATACGGCAACTATTGGCGGTGGAGGTTCTGCTGGTTCGCAATTTGCTAGTGGTGGTTCTGGTACTAATAGTACATTGGTGGGTACAGGTATAAGTCAGACTGCTGTTGGTGGTGGGGCTGGTTCTTACAACGCTGCTGGTGTTGCTGGTGGCTCTGGCGGTGGTTCTGGTGCTGGAAACCAAGCTGGAGGTTCGGGTACTTCGGGGCAAGGCAATAATGGTGGCACATATTCAGGTGGCGGCGGCGGTGGCGGTGGCAAAGGCGAAGCTGGTGGCACCGATGGCAATATGTCAGGTGGCGATGGTGCTAACCCAACCGTAACTGGGCTTACATCAGAAGGTCCATTTGCTGGAGGAGGTGCTGGGGCTATGGACGCTAACGTAGCTTACGTCATAGGTCAAGGCGGTACAGGTGGAGGTGGCAATGGGGCGGCTGACTATCTGGGTGGTGCGGTACAAGCTGTTGCTGGAACTGCAAACACTGGAGGTGGTGGCGGTGCAGGGTGTTGGAACAATACACCATCTGGCAGAGCAGGTGGTTCTGGTAGATGCATACTTATTCTGCCTACCGCAGATTATACTGGTATAACTACAGGTTCACCAACTGTAACAACGTCAGGAAGTAATACGATTATTACTTTTCTGTCGAGTGGTTCATATACAGCGTAGGAGAAAGTAGTGGCACATTATGCAAAAGTATTAAATGGCGTTGTTACTAAAGTAATAGTAGCAGACCAAGATTTTATAGATAATTTGGTAGAAGAAGAAGCTGGTGAGTGGATACAAACTTCTTACAACACTTTAGGTGGAGAGCATCTTGATGGCGGTACTCCACTGCGTAAAAACTTTGCTAGAGTTGGTTCTACTTATGATGCAACAAGAGATGCATTTTATGATCCTTCACCTTATCCGTCTTGGAAACTTGATGAAAATTCTTGCACATGGCAACCACCTACACCTCATCCAGATGATGGCGTTTATCGTTGGGATGAAGAAACAACTAGCTGGGTAGCTGAGTAAAGGAAGTAATTATGTTAGCAGAGTTAGCGGCTGCTAATGCTGCTTTTGCAATAATAAAAAAAACCATCCAAAACACAGGTGATTTAACTAGATGCGGTAAAGCAATATCTGATTTGATTATTGCGAAAGAGGAACTCAAACGTAAAGGCAACAAAAAAAGAAAAGGTAGCATCAACAAAGGTGACTTAGAAGAATTTATTGCTCTTGAAAAGTTGAGGCAGCAAGAGAATGAGTTGCGTAGCTGGATGCAGCTTTATGGTCGTGCTGGTCTTTACAGAGACTGGCAAGAGTTTCAAGCAAAGGCTCGTAAAGAACGCAGAGTGCAAGAAGAACTTGCTAGGCGTAAACGACAAGAAATTATGGACATGCTTGGTATTGGCTTTGTTGTCTTGCTAATAGCCAGTATGGTATCTGGTTTAGTAGCTTGGGTGGTATGGCTAAAAGGAGGCTTCAAATGAGTGCAGAAGACGTAGCAAGAAAGTTGCTGGAACTAAAGATACTGCCACGATTTATGATGCTATGTATGACAGGTGTGTACATACGCTGCATTGAATGGGCATTATCGCAGCCAGATTTGACAACACAGCAAGCTAGTTTAATCTCTGTAGTTACAGGAGCCATGACAGGTAGTCTGGCAGTTTGGTTAAACTCAGAGAAGTAAATGCCAGCAAAGCTGAATGAGAATACTGAAGTAGCGTTACCACTACGCAACATCATATCTATGGTTGCAGCAGCTAGTTTAGCAACGTGGGCTTATTTTGGTTTGATAGAAAGGTTAAACACATTAGAGACTAACCAGACTATGATGCAAGCTGACTTAGAGCAGAACACAGAGTTTCGTATTAAATGGCCTAGAGGCGAAATGGGGAGCTTGCCAGCAGACAGTGAACAATTCATGTTGATAGAACATTTAGCAGTTGAATTAGAAAAATTACAAAATGAAATAGAAGGTGGCATGGCTCCTTATGATCAACAGCAAAAACTAACATTAGAGTTTTATGAGAAGCGTATTAGTAATCTCGAAGAAAACTTAGAAAAGATGCGAAACGGTGGTTGAACTTACGTTTGTATTATTATTGGTAATGAATGGCGAGAAGATGGAGTACACACCGTACAGGTCTTTAGCTGAGTGCTTGTCAG